CAGTTGCGAGAGGCTTATGAGAAGAGACGGCTATGAGGGCTTGACCATTTTGCCGCGGAGGACTACTGCTTGCATATCTTCCACTTTGCTATCAACGACAAACTTAGTGCCGCATTGGTAACGCACGTAGCTACCCTCACCCCACGGCTCATCAGCGACACGTTTACCAACGACAACATACTGGTCAAGGTCTTCTAACTTATAAACGTAGGCAATCTTACCAATCTTACGTTTGTGATCGTTGATGTCAGTGACTTTCATTAAGTAAACCTGCTTGAGACTGCCCCCGCACTCCAGCGTCGCCTAATCGCAACCTCTGAACTAGCACTCCCACCCGTAAGTGGCACAGTGTAAGAGGCAGCGCTATTGCCTTCGGGCACACTGTGTTGTGGCAATGTGATAGTAATACCAGCAGGCGCAGAGAGTATGACTGTGTAAACAGCGCCACTCCCTTGTAAGTTTGATAAGACCCCGCAGTCAGTAGTTAAGTCGCTTAACGTTAACCCTGTTACTGCCGCCGAGAAAGTAATGGTCAACAGTATCTGACCACCAGGTGCGACGCTTGGCTCAATAGACGTAATACTCGCTAGAATGGTTGGTGCTGGAGGCTCATAGCGGATTGACGTAACAGCGTCGGTTATCAATCCCGTTACCGACCCCGCAGGGATAGTGATAACAATCACACCCTCACCTGAACTTGGTGCACGTATCTCTACAGCGTAAACAGCGCCTGCACCAGTGAAGGCAGCAATTGTCGCTCCCGCAGATAACACCATATCGCTTTGCGTGAAGTCAGTAACCGCCCTGCTGAATACCACGTCCACAACCACTACTTCATTGGTAACTACCGTAGACTGCCGCGGTGTAATAGTTACACCTGTGGTTACATGCGCAGGCGGTGGGTTAACAAACGGCGATGCAGGAGTGCTCCTGCCAGAAGTAATCTTGCGAGCATACCAATCGGAAGTAAACTCAATTGGTGCAATGTAAATAAGCTGTCCTGTCATGTCAGCGACAAGACCTTGAACACCGCTCATAGCAACGGTTATGGTGATAGTGCCTGTGCCCACTGCTGGCGGTGTAAGCACTACTTGGTAGTGGATGTTCTCGTTTTCAACGTCAGTAAACTCTGATAGCGACCCTGCACTCACCGCAATGTCAGCAATCGTAAAGTCGGTTACTGGCACGCTGAACACAATGTCCACCATCACGGGCGCACCCCTAATCACTATCGGGCGCTGTGGCGTTATCGTTGCCGTTATCGGTGGTAGGTTACCGCCCAGAGGCATATTTGGAACAGTTAGATAGTAACCCCAGAAGTTGTGCGTAACAGGTATCGTTGGCTGCCAGTGCACGTCTACATGCGCAGTGCGGGTTAAGTTCATCACCCCCGCATGGTGAATGCTGATAGTCGTTGTCCCACTCGTCGGGCTAGTCGGTGCTGTCCAGACTACGGTGTAGTTGTTACCCTCACCCGCAAAGTTTGATAATTCTCCAGCAGTCGTTGCAATGTCTGTAATCGTAAAGTCATCAACCTCACGATTGAACATGACATCTAGCTTAACTTTACCGCCCGCATAGATTGGCTCAAAGTCAGGCGTGATGCTAGCTACAAGCGGGTGCGGTTGACCGCCGAACACATCTAACGGCTCGGATAAATAATAACCAAAAAAGTCGTAAGAAACGCTAGGCGCAGGAGCATGGCGCACTTGCGCTGTTGCAGTTACACCAAGCGACGTGCCAAGCTTACCACCCCAGCCCTTACCCCACGTCTTACCCCAGCCATCGGTTGACGCTGCACGAGGCGTAACGCTGATTGTGATTGTGCCACTACCTGCGAGAGGTGGGGTAAGTACCGCACCATATAGGGTGTCGCTGATCTTTGTGAAGTCTGACACCCTACCAGCCGACACTGTGATGGCACTCGCTGCCATTGTCGCAACGGGTTTAGATAGCTCAATCTCAAAATAAACTTTAGCGTTGTTATAGACTAGAGAACGTTCAGGTGTTACCGCTACCGATAGCGCAGGATCGTTGCTATGAAAGGGGTTGCTAGACTCGCCTAGCTGGTAGGCTGTAAAGTGATAGGTAGGCATATTTAAAACCTATTGCTGACACTACCAGTCCATAACACACCATTCTCGCTGCCAATGCCGCCTTGACTTGCACCGCCGTAAGTGTCGTTGTTTTGAGGAGACTGTAGCTGGCGGTTGTTTATTGTCCACCAAATCCAATATCTATTACCAATCGATACAAGTTGGTTGCCATTAATTGTCATGCCGCGACTGGAATAGCCATCAAAACGGAATTGCTCTCGTGTATACACGCGGGCATCGTGTGTACCTGTCGCCTTATCAAAGGCAGCTATCCACCAAAAATCAGTGTTACTAGTGCCAGTCCTCGCACACGTAATATAAAACCTATCTTGACCCGCTGCCGCAGCGATACCGATACACGCTCTATGCACTACAGTCGCCCCCCTAAAACTACCCGAATTACTGAAAGTGATACGCCATGTAGACGCTATCTGTGTCGGATTAATTAGGGGTCGTCGCTCCACTCTATTCTGGATTGTGCCAGAGGTAGTGCTGTAAGCAATAAACAAGTGTGTGTCATCAGTAGTGATGCGCCTAGCGTCTCCAATGCCAGGGGTGATAGGTATTGTAAGCGGTGTACCTGTACCATCACGCAAAGCGATCGGATGGCGATGCAGGTGTGTATCAGTTAACACCCACGCATATCCCTCACTAACGCAGCGCCCTCTTACTGTGCTTGAGCCCTCCGTTTTAAAACTAAAGTCGTACTGCACTAACCGACTACCAAACCTAGGTCTGTCAATCGGGTTGATGATCGGCGTAGTTAGCTCCGTGGTGGCAAGCTGATAACATACCAACGACGTATCGGTAGCATCAGATGAGGCAAACCACGCAAAACTTTGATAGAAAGCAAACCCTATGCTACCAGCGGGTGGTGGATCGCTATTGTCCCTTGTCTGCTGCCGCCGAGTCTGCGGTGCATTATTATTAGTAAACTGCATGCCCGTGAGGTTACGAGCACTAGAACTTACCGAAGATCGCCATAATCTGTTATCAGCGACTACCGTGCCACGGATGTTGTTATAGACCACATTGGTGATAACCAGCGGTGGCGCAGCAGTGTTATGCACTCCGTCAATCGAGGAGAAAGCAGCACCCTCGAAGTAGCCTCCAGCCGTAGGGCCGCCACAAGTGATGTATAAACCTGAACTGTTACCACTCTCACGGTAAGCAATGCCCGCTACAGGCAGCATCGCTGTGTTACCTGCGTTGTAAGATGTCCATTCACCATCAAACTTGTACGCAAGTCTCCACGTTAGATCAACGATGTTTGGCGATGCTAACGCACGCCGTTCAACACGGTTAGTAGTAACGCCATTCGCAGTCTCGGAGTAGACTATAAACAGATGAGCGTAGCTGCTAGTGATACGCCGAGCACTACCAATACCTGTAGTGAGCTGCGTGTTTAGCGCTGTGCCTGCGCCACGACCAGATGTAAGGTTGTGGCGGTAGAGATGAGTGTCTGTAACTACCCATGCATAGCCCTGGGTTACCTCGATGTCATTGATGGTGGCGTTTGGTAACGCTGATATATTGATGTCATATTGCGACCGTCTATCGTATCTAGCCATGTTTTCTCTCCATTTTCTCCATAGCGTCTACCATTTGTTGGTATTGCCCTCTCCCCAGCGCACCGCTGTCTGCTCAAGGGTTTCAAGCCGAGCGTCAAGTCGCTCTAGTTTGGCGCATACCCATAGCAACAGCACTACACATGTTAATACCCCTGCAGTAACCATCAGCTAAATGTCAGTCCTGTAGCACTACCGCTACGGTTAATAATATTTTCAGGCGCACCGCCATCAACTGGCCAACCAAGCGCAATTGAATCAAGCAATTTAGTGTCAAAGTCCGCTGTCGCAGTGCCAACAAACAATGACTGAATTATGCTGCTGCGCCCGCCGATCACAATTTGTGTCGGCACTGCACCAACACCAAACGTGCGACTAACTACACCGTTGCCTGCACTCGCTGTAACCTTTGCGGCACTTGTGTTTGAGCCATCGACCAATACTGCAAGATTAACGATTGCGTTAGAATTAAAATCAGTGATCTTTGTCTCACCCGGATTGCTATGCTCCGTAACTGTCGCCATGCCCGAATACTCTAGACGGAACGCTAACGGATAAGTGTGTGGTTCATTCGTGCGCGTTGTTAAGATAAGTTGTCGGCCGGACAAAGTATAGCTCCACTCAACGCTCCAATAATTGCCATCAATAAGCTGCTCAGTGTGAATCAACGCGCCCGCTTGATTGCTAGCGATAGATGGGATTGTAAACGGATAAGCGTAGTCTGCACCATCCGCAATGATATGCAACGTAACTTCACCATTTCTCGGCGGAAAGTCCGCGGGCAATACGGCGATCGTTTGTTGCGGGCCTGACGCATCCACAGGCAACTTCTCACGATTAGCGAATAGCGTGCCTGTTACTGCCTTGGTAACCGTAGCGGTAGTATTGGTTTCGTGTATGTTAATCGCACCTGCAGTGCAACGCACCACCTCTCCCTTTGCGGCGGTTGTTACATCAATGACATCTTCATCTATAGAGATGTCCTGACGTTGATAACGCATACAGATAAGCAACCGAGTCGGATATGTAGCGTTAGTAACTGTAAGCGCTCCATAGATGCCAGTGCCACGTCCAGCATAAATCTCCGCCACGTCTGGGATCATCGTGCCGCCCGTCAACACGTAAGGCGAAGTTACAAATGCTTCTTTGTTTACCCTTCCTTGAGCGCCAGTGAAAGTATGGTAGATGCCGTTTGGCGTTACGTTTGCTATTCGCAAAACATCTTTACTCGCCGTGCCGCTTAACTTTGCTTTTAAAAAGTCTAGCACACGACGGTCTTCTGCGCCAAGCTCTCCACCGCTTGAGCCTCTATACTCATCCGTAAGCAAAGACGCAAAACGACTTGCTGATACGTTGCTCGAAGGCGAATTGCGCACTGCGGTTATCCAACCGCTACCATCATAAACAAGCAAGGTCTGACTGCTAGCGACATAGAACATCAGACCTCTGAAAGGCTCATAAAACGCCCAGCTAGTGCCATTATAGTAAGCGATGTTGTTCTCTTGACCGCTCCAGGCCCCACTAGCGTTAGCATTAGCAACGATGTAAGTGTCGCCATTAGTCGGTGTGGATGAGCTAGGTGGTGCAGTAAGCCCATGCGAGATTGCGTTGGGGCCTATACCCAGCCTCGACATCCTCACCAAGTTCTCGTTCATGCTGGCAGTCCAGCCATCCTCGTCTTGTAGATAACCAGACGTTATGCCTGTGCGGGCGTTAGTAGTTGGCATTATCTATCCCCCGAAGTTTCTACCCCACGCTCTACCCCAGCCACGACGGGCACTCTGTGAAGTCGTATGTTCTTGTTCCTCGACTAACTGTTGTGTTGGCTGAATGAATATCTCTTGTATCAAGTTTACCACTACATGGTCATTCGGCTGTAGCTGAATGTTGGTTACTCGCATCACTAGCTCATCTATCCGTTGCGCTACCCACGAGACCTTTACCGCATCACCAACGTTGAAGTTTTTAGCAGTGCTGGCAGACACGGTTACGTTGAATGACAATGGCGAGTTATTAGCAATCGCCAGCTCTCGACTCGCCACCTCAATTGCCGTGCGTTCATCAGGGCAGCAAGCATAGTTGATTGCTGTTGATGCTGATGTCGCCTTAAAGTTAGGTGCAGTCAGGGTTACCGACTGTGGCTGGTCATAGACATCTCTATAGTTCAGCGTCAGAGCACTGGTCGCTTTAACGTTGTAGTTACGTTGATATGAGCTTATCTGTGAGACGTTAGTTTCATTTAAAGGATAGATAGCATTAACGTCATAGTCAGCTCTGATCAGCTTGATTTTAATAGCATCACTATGGTTATCATAGTAGACCGCAGCATTCAGATAGTCCCGCAACATTGCAAACAGCTGATCAGCACTAGCACCACCAGCGTTAGCGAAGTTAGCGCCGAGCTTCTCGGTGTAGACTGTCCTAGCAGCGATGGCAAAGCTAGTCTCGTCGATGATTGATGTCTTCCGAGCAAAGCCACGGTACGCGTCGATCAACACCAACCGTAACATGTGCACAGGGTTGTAAGTATAGACACTGCCAAGCCCGCTAATAGCAAGGCGTTCAGAACGCGCCCATGTGCGTATCCATTCTCGCACATCACCAATGCTATCTATATCAATGCCGTCGATCGGCACTAGTGTTGGCTCTGCTGCTGACGCTGGCAACGAGTCTTCCCACAGAAGGCTGTGGAAGTCCACCGCTTGGAAGGCTTGCTGTGTTAGGATAGTGTCGCCTATCTTGACCATCTGCTGCACAGTGCATACCCGTTGCAGATACTGTAGCACCTGTTGGGTCTTGGCATCGTTGTTTGTGTATTTGATTACGATGTAGAGGTTATGTGGTAGTCGGTCAGGCACGGTTGTCGTGATTGTAGCGTAGCGTGGTTGCCAGTCTGTTGGTATCCGAGTTACTAACGCTGCTACATTCGGCGGGCTATCAAAGCCACCGAGGTTATATTTATCAAATGTCAGGCAGGCTACACGCCTGTAATGGTAGGGGTTGCGAGGCTGATCGGTTGCAGTGTCAAGGATGACTTGACTGTCGCCACCGAAGCTTAAGTTAACGCTGCGATTGTCACGACTACCAACGCCACCATTGCCGTTATCAAACCCACCAAACATGAGTGGGTAGTAACACTCATTAACACCCTCGCTGAACAACTGCTCTGGTAGCTCAATGTCATTGAAAGCGAGTGAGTGGATAGCGTTGACCTCACCGTTGCAGATGCCTACTGCGCCTGTGTAGAAGGTCTGTCGTAAGGCGACCTCGCCGATGGCGATACCGATACGACGGAGGTCATAGAAGAAGTCATCTCTCTCCCAGTGCGGTAGGTGTAGCCTCGCTAACGCAACTGGCACAACGTCTGTCCGTGCCCAGAACGAATCAAACGATAGATAATGTCCTAACTCACGCCAAGCAATCAACACAGTTGCTGGTGTGTCGATATTCTCTATCTGTTGCTTGTAGTGATAGATGCCGTAAAGCACCGCATTCATCGCTGCCGTCAATGTCTTGGTATGACTGGCTACCAAGAGATTGCCTGTTAGCTCCTGCAACTCATCAGTACCAACTAGCTTGGTTAGCTCATAGTAGCTAATCTCCCACTGCGCTGTGCACTCAAGGTACTGTTGCAGATACTGGAGTAGCCGCTGTGTGCACTTGAAGAGGTGTTGCATAATCCCAGCAGTGGCCTGCTGTGAGTCCTTGAATGGGTAAGGCTGGCCGTCAGCGGTGTTAGGATTTTCGTTGATGTAAGTGTTGACCCAGTTCTCGTGCCACAACCGTGCCTCCTCATAGGAGATTGCAGGTGTGCCGCCGAAGCTAAAGTCATACCAACCACGAGCATCAAGGCCTCTAGGGATAGGATCAGCGACTTGATGACCAAAGACCTTGGTGATGCGATCAAAGTAGTAACCACACCAAGCGGTGAACGCATCGACAAAGACACTATCAAGCTTGCGGTAGTCAATCCCAGCACGCGTAGTGCCGCCAGGGACAACGGGATAATCACGGTCATTAGGCCATGGCGTAGATTGATCATATCTCACCCAGCCCACCAAGTTCTCACCTTGCGGGCGTTGGTAGCCAAGGCTTTGCCGATAAGTCTCTACCGCATCAATGCTGCGTTTCACCGCAGCGTGAGCTACTAGTGGGTCGTAAGGCGTTGAGCGGATGAATTGCGCTCCATCCCTATCCTCACCGACAGAGAGGTAAGAGCGTTGACCACGATCAAGCTCCATATACGTTCCCTGCACCCACTTTGTGCCATAGACATCAGTGATGAATGACTGATTGGCAGGTGGAGTTACTCGCTCAAACTGTAGTCGTTTAGGCGTGCTAGTCTTGATCTGATCTAATACGGTTTGCCAACTCATGTTAACGGCTCAACCCTAAACTTAAGTATAGCTGCCGCTCCAAACCCAACATTGGTCACCTCTCTAACCTGAACTTCATAGTAGGTGCTTGGCGTTAAGTTTGCAAAATCAAGAATGCGATTAGCGCTGGCACTCAGCGACATCCAACCGCTTAACGACGCACTACCGTGTCTATACTCCCAGCGCGTCCGAGTCCCTGCTGAACTAGAAACATTACCCCACGCAACGCGGTAGTTCACCCCACCGCCTTGCCCGCCAGCCCGAGGCCCTGCGTTAATACTGGCGGGTGCACTCGACGCTGTTTCAGCTGGATTAAGAACGTTTATTGTAACCGCATTGCCAGTTAGGTTGTGGGTAGTGTTAACTCCTCGCACAGAAACAGTGTAAGTCGATTTGTTCCTAACAGTTAGAGATACTCTTCTGTTGGTAGATGCATCTAACCTTGTCCAGCGACCTGAATCTATACGATACTCGGCGTGCGTTGATGGCTCTCCGATTGTATTCTCGTAATCCCATAACACATCCACGCCCGATGAGCGCACCCTGCCAAGCACCCATGGGATCACTGGCGCTACACGTGGCGGTGGCGCAGCGTTGGTAGTTGCTGTCTGCGTTGCAGCAGCACCATTACCACCATTGTTAACGCCTCGGACTTGCATGGTGTATCGAGTGTTTGCCTTTAAGTTTGAGAATGTGTGTGATGTCCCTGTAGCTGATACCCACGTACCGCCAGCAGTTGAGCCTTCGGCAACCCTCACTTGGTATGATGTAGGAGCGCCACCCGCAGACCCTCTTGTCCATGACACTGCGAGACTAGTAGCAGACCTAACCCCCAGAGTTATCGTCGGTGCGCTTGGCGCATTATCTAGCGTTGTTATTGTCGCTGTTGCAGGCTGACTCCTTACCGTGCTGTTAAGTGCTCGCACTTGCCATGTGTGGGCTGTGTTTGCTGTAAGACCTGTAAAGGTATGAGTAGTGTCTGTGCTGTCGATGTCAGTCCACGTGCCGCCTGCGGTGTTGCCTGTGGTTATCCTCACTTCATAACCAGTTACCGTGCCGCTTGGCGCTGACCATAATGCCACAATTGTTGTTTGTGTTGGAGTGGATTGCAGCCCTGTTGGTGCTCCTGGCACGACAAGTGGCGCAGCATCCGTAGTCGCCATAAGCGTTGCAGCAGCACCATTACCACCATTGTTAACGCCTCGCACCTGAATAGTGTATTGCTGTTCAGCGGTGAGACCGATGAAGCTAAAGCCTAACGATGTTGATTTCGTGTCTGTCCACTCACCACCTGCTGTTGAGCCAGTTGCTATCCGTATCTGCCACTTGGTGGCCGCATCGCCTGTGGTAGCAGCCTTCCAGGTGATGTCTATGCTGCTGTGCGTTGTAGTTGCTTTAAGGTCAGTGGGTGCATTCGGAACACTGATTGTGCGCAACGTCTTGGTAGTTGCACTTGCCTCAGTCCCTATAAGCTTATCGTTCAGCGCCCGCACTCGCCATGTGTAACTGGTATTGTGCGTGAGACCAGTGAAAGTGTGTGTAGTGCTTGTGCTGCCTAACTTTTGCCATGTAACTGATGTGCCGATACGCACCTCGTAATCCGTAACTGTGCCTGTTGGTGCAGTCCAACTTGCCACGATGGTGGTTTCTGTTGGTGCTGACTTAAGTCCTGTTGGTGCACCAGGTGCTACTTCTACAGGTGGCGCAGCAGCAGTGGTGTCTGTTAGCTCAGTGATCGCGCCGTTACCGTCGTCATTGACCCCACGGAACTGCCACGAGTATGTGGTTCTTGGCTTTAATCCTGATATGGTTACTGACGTTGATGTGCCATCACCAGCCACAATCCATTTAGTAAACGGAGCGACCTCATCGCCTTCCGTGTATCTATACTCAATGCTAGTAACCGTCTCGGTTACAGCGAAGGTGTAGCCAAATGTCACCGTAGCCGTGCTATCACTGCTAACATAGTCTGTACGATAATCAAGCGTAGGTGCTTTAGGAACTTCGACTATAACCTCTAACAATGTGCCAGCAGACAGCGTACCCACCTCACCCGCACCATGAAACGACCTACCACGCATCTCAATCTTGTAAGCGGTGTTTTGAGTTAGGCCAGAAAAGGTGTGCCTGCCAGTGCGAGATGTGCCGCCTATCTCCTCCCATGGGGTAGGGCTGGCACTCAACGGAGAGATGCGTAACTCCTTAGAAGTTATCTCAATCCCATCAGGTGGGAATGTGTATTGTATAGTGATGCTTTGGAATGTGCGTCGTAACCGCACTAGCGTCGGAGCGCTTAATAACACCACCTCGCTGAACAGCTCTGGGTGGCGCTCTTCCGCCTGGGTAAGGTCTAGCTTGTAGGTGTTATCGACAGCAGTGCCGTCGTTGCGATTGATAGAACGCGGCCCCTTGAACGGCTCACGGCCACGCAACGCATCAAGCGAGAACACCCGATACTCTTTATGCTCGTGGTAATGCTCGCCTTCCTTAACCTCTGTCTCTGGCCGTAGCGCTGACGAGATCAAATCACGAGTGAAGTCCGCTGCGATGGTGTTAGATTCCTCACGACGTTGCTCAGCTTGGTAGCTAGGTTGACCGCCGAAGTTCTCGGCATTCTCAAAGCGATTAGTGCACGTCGCCAAAGTCTTATCACAAGCCGCATGTAGCGTTACCTCTGGATTGTTACCGCCACGCACATCTGCGATGAACGCAGGGAACAGCACAGGCGCTCGTAGGTGCACAGTCTTACCGATGTTGGTGATGCCGTTAACCCAGTAGCTTACATCATTGTAAATCATTGAGCCATTAGTAAACCACGTAGGGTTAACCACAGCACTAGCCAACGTCAAGATTGATAGAGTGTCATCCACACTCTCTACTGCTTTAGTCTGCGCAGTCTGTAGTCGCGTTGCTTTAGCGCCATCAAGGTCAGCCTTACAAGTGCGCTGTTCATAAAGATAGTATGGGCAGACACGTTGGTATGTACGGCTTTCGGCAACAGCGCCAGCGTTCAATGGTGAGCTGAAGTCTAACTTGATCGTCTGTGGCGTAACGGTGCAGTTGAACAGCAGACCCCTAAACAGCACTCTACCAGCAACTGTGTCAGTGATGGTTAACTGCACGTTGCCCAGCCCTGGACTGCCACCGATATACTGACTCCACGGATGCTCGTCTGCCCTATCACCAGCGATGTTCAGCGATAGCACGTTGCGCTGGAGATCGCCACTAGTCGTTACTGCTGTGCGAGCGATGGGCAGGTAGTCAGCACGGGCAGAGTCGTTGCTGAAGGTCTGATTATTGATATTGTCTTGCAGTGTGTAGGTAATTGCCATTAAGCCAGCGTCCTTCGGCTGTAAGTTACCGACATGTTGAACTGGTAGTTAGTATACGTGCTAGCAATAATATCACTCTCTAGCATCGCAGCAAACGGCACATTCTCATCATCAGGCAAGTTCAGCAACGCCACTGATACCAGGGCTTTGGCGAGCACGCTCTTGATCTTATAGTCGTTGTGGACATCTAGCGTGCCACCATACGTTGCTTGGTAGATGTTGTCTTTGGTTTGGTTAGTGCCCCGCCTGCCACGCACTCGCACGCCAAGGAACTGTGAGTCTGGCAGTAGAGTGTTGCGAGTTATCACACTCCTCGGCACAGGGAAGTCAGCTACAGTGTAGCTAGTGTTAGTGTAGTCTCGTGGACGCTGGAACTCATACCGCACCTGCCCTTGAGCGATACGCAGGTTAGTAGAAAACTGCGCTGACCCGATCACGCTACACAGGCGCAACGGCACAAGGATGCCATCCACCCTACCCACAAGGTTATCAGGTATAGCCACGCTTGACGGTGTAGCTGACACCGCTCTGAAGGCAATACATTCAATGCCATTAAAAAATAGGTAGGGGTCGTTGTTGCTTATCATCCACGGCAATGGATCGTAGTTGAGTATGTTACCCACCCGTCTAGCAGGTGAGGCTAGCGCATACTCTGGCGCATAGACGCTGTAACGAGCGTCGCTAAAGCGATTCAGTTTGTCGGAAAAACCGACATACTCATCCTCGTCTATGTCATATCTAACAGCTTGGTGATGAGATACAGCGTTAGGATTAAGCGCCACCCAGCTCGACGTGCCGTTATAAGAGTGAAACCGAGAGGTGTTGTAGCGCAGCTGCTCGGTGCTAGTCGTTGCCATATATGGGATAATTGCATCATCATCCAACTCCGTGAGGTTACGGAACTCCAGCATTAGACGACTTCTGCTGCGATGAGGTTACGCACCATTTGAGCACCTCGTGGCGACTCCACGTAATTGTCAAACACAGATGGGTCGAGTTGGTTAACCACGACTATCTGTGCAGGCTCTCTATCTCCTACTGTGATGGGCACTCCACCACGCAACAGCCTCGTGAGGTCAGGCGGTATCACTACCTCGTTAGTGTGCACTACACCCGCTACACCCGTGCCTGTGCCTGTAAAGCCACCACGCTGGAATGAGGCAACGGCAGTGCCAAGTTGTCCGCCGAGGCCTGCACCAAGTGCCGCTCCAGCAGGGCCAGCAAGGGCTGCACCAATCACGCCACCAGCAAGCCCGAAGATAGTAGACGCTGCGCCACGTTGCTGTTCACCTTGCGCCCGTGCAGTCTCTAGCCGCTGTTGCGCAGTAACAATGTCTTCGGCAAGAGTGTCCAGCTTGTCTCGACTGTCCTTCTCGACCTCAAGTATCTGCGCATTGATGTCCACAATGTTTGCCTCGTGGTCTTGCACCACTCGCAGGTTGCTCTCAAAGATGTCTTGCAGGCGTTGCGCACTTTCAGTGTCGCCAAACTCCAGTAACTGCCCATGTAGCGTAGCGATTATACGGTTAGCGTCATGTAATCGGCTGATAGCAGCCTCTTGCGCAGTAACGTCAGCTTGTAGAGCGTTGACGGAATTCTGCAACGCCTCCGTTAGCTCGGCTTGCCTGTCCTGCGCTCGCTCCACCGCATCCTCGTAAGGTGCAATGGCACTCTCTTGCAGTTGAGTAGCAAAGCGATCGAGTGTGTCAGTCATTATCTGCTGCACGCCTGACTGTATCTGACCGAGCACAGCATCTCTTGCTATCTCCGCATCGCTCGGCCCTGTCGGAAGGGTAGGCGTGATACCTGCTGTCTGCACTTGACCAAGTTCAGCTATACCTTCGGGTATCTCTATGTTAAGCAATCGTCGTGTCAGTTCTTCCGCTTGACCGAGGATAATCTCAAAACCTCGCACGGTCGGGTCTACAAAAAGGTCTTTAGCAACCGCACCGACATCCGCAAACGATGCGCCAACCGCTTCGGCAATATTGCGAAGCTTGAGAACAAGAGCATCTATGCTATCGCTTGTGATGCCGAAAAAGCTCGCTACAGAGTTGAGAGCGTTGGCAAGCGCACCTAACCCAGCCTCAATAAACAATCCAATCTCTTCACCTAACCCTCGGAACTGCCCTCGTAGCCTATCAACCGTACCAACTATAAAAGCAACGAGCGTGCCCATAATGACAAAGCGAGCGATGGTAGATGACATGACGCGCTGTAACCCAGTGAGAGCGCTGGCTAGCAAGTTGGCACTCCTACCCATGTTGTTCACCACAGCATTGAAAGCGCCTGATGCAGTCGCTAACGCAGTGATACTGCCAGCCACGGCAATACCCCGCACTGCGACGGTATCAAAGTTATTTGCTAACGCTCTTACCGCGTCGTGAAATCTATCAGTAACGCCGAGATTGCGATCAATATTACCGATGAACGCTCTACTCGCCTCGTTCAACGACGTGAATGCGCTAGCGAGCGACTTGTTTGCGTCGCCTGTCGCCTCAGTTTGGTTGTTTAGGTTTGCCATCACCTGGCCGAGGTCTTCAAGGGTGAACGCACCCTCTTCAGCCGCACGCTTAAGAGCGATGAAAGAGTTCTCGGCGATGATACCCGCCGAATGCGCCTCTTCGCGGAACGCTCTAGCAAGGTCAGGGAACTTCTCCAGCAGTGGTAAGATCGCAGGCAATGGATCAGACACATTCTGCCCTGCTTCTGCCAGCCTCTGAATGGTCGGTAGGATCTCTTCAATTGAGAGACCACTGTTGACGATCGAGGTAGCAACATTGCGGTACGCTTGTGTCAGCTCTTGCGCAGTAAGGTTAGCGCCAGCAAAGCCTTGCTCTAGCTGCAGGAACGATTGCGACAGTATCTCAACAGGCACAGAAAGAGCCACCGCTTCCTGCTGGAAGAATCTGATGCGGTTGTTCACCTCCTCCGTCGATAGACCGATGGAGTGTAGCCGTGATTCCAGTATCTCAATCGCCTCGGTAGCGCCGAAGATCGAGCCTGTGAAGGTGCTAGCTAATTGCGCAGCTAGTTGCGTAATGAAGAAACCAATCTGCGTCAACGCACCTCTGAAGATCGTGCCCATCCTAGAACCCGCTGCTGACGTGGCTTCTATGCCCTGCTGTAGACGGTTTAGCGACGTATCGTTAAGACGCTTGAGTTCATCGGTCGCCTCATCGGTACTCTCCTCAAGCCTCTCGGCTCGCTGGTTTAGCTGGCGCATACCCTCGTTGATCTTGCGAGCATCAACAGCTATGTCTACCAGTATCTCATCGACGATTGGCATTTTCACTCACTCGCAGTTTGAGGTACGCTTGGCGTATCCGTGCTACCCGTGGCTTGACGATCGGTGATACAAAATCACCCACTCGCTGAATCACGTACTTAAGATAGTCAGTGCGGTTGATCAGCTGCCAACGCACCCGTGGCACAGACGATAACCTCAGCTCCTGTATCCGACGATCAACCACCTGTGTATTATCCAGCCCTAGTTTAGCAATGCTTGACGTGCGGGTGTCGCCACCCTTACCGTGGATGTACTGATGTGGATCAGGGAAGTCCTCATAACGTGTGCCCACCTGAAAGCCCGATAACAAGTAACTGGTGTCAACAGGACTCTTTTGCGCAAGCTCGTGCGCCATGTCTACCAACCGCCGTCCTACGGACTTGCTGATCTCCGTGTAGTGCGTGCGCATGACACGATTAACTCTCGGAGCGATGTCAGTAAACCTATCTAGTCTTGCCACGTTTCACCTTACTGTTGTGGTAGCGCAGGTAGACAGTATCCATCTCCCTTACGCAAGCCCACAACCCCTCTGTCTGGTTGTCGTTGTAGCAGTATCTATCTCCATACATCATAACACGAGACCACGGTATCGGAGCTACCCCCGACATAGCAGGATAGCGTTCAGAATTGAGAGCGTAGAAGGCGTTCACCGCAAATTGCAGATGTGGTTTGACCTGTGGTTGTATCCACTCTTTAGGGATAGGCCTGCCTCTCGCCTTACGGCGTTTGATCACATTTGCGATCGACGCAGCATCGTAGCGACAATTCCATTCTACGATGCTTTGGAGTTTCCCACATCTGCTGCGCTAGGCATGTAGAGCGATGTCTTGGCAGCCTTGATACGCAGCTGTTTGGTGATGTCAGGGCAGTTCTTGAGTAGCATGAGAGCGTTGTCGTACGTGCACTTGACGGCTTTGCCATCCCAGCCAACCTTCTCCCAGTCCCTGATCAGAACCGCAAAGGACTTGAGATCAAGCTCTTTGGCTACGGCAGGATCAATCTCGCCACGCTGTAGCTCATAGGTATGTTCCTTGGAGTACAGATTTAGGGCAGCGTCGTAACGCAGTGAGTTGGTTGATGCTAGCAGAAACCTAGCACCCGCAACCTCAACCCACACGCCGTCTTCAAGCTGACGGCGGTTAGGTGCGTGTTCTCTCTTAAAATCAATCATTCGCCGTGTGCCTCCAGATAAGGGTAAAACAAGAACCTTGTGGTGTAGCCTTCAGCACCTTTAAACCCGCTGTTGGTAACGTTGATAGTAACTGGCTCACCTCTTGAGATTGCCACATCACCGACCACAGTCATACCAGGCATATCTACACACACACCACCACTCTCGTTGCTAGCGAGGATAACGCCACCAACGGTGTGGTTTTCTTCTGCTGACTCAATCGGCGTTAGGTCTCTAAAGTACGCAGTGCCACTCATGGTCGCAGCGAACGCCGCTCTACTAGCGCCAAGCGAGAACTTGCTCCCGACTTTGTAGCGAGCGGTTAAGCCATTGTTAAAATCAACCGACAGGTCGCCAAAATCAGCAAAAAGGTCTGCTTTGTCAGAATCTTTATAGAGCGATACCAGCTTCACGTCGCTAGAGGTGTTATACATAGTGTCATCAGTCGCTGCTATCTCGTTTGAGCCACTGATGGTGTTAGTATCGTTGGTAAGCGCCCGACGAGAGATGAAACCCATCGTTGATTCCATCTTGGCGACCGACGGCACAGACATACTCATCGTGTTCGCCAGCGAGCCTGTAATCGTCTGCACCTCACTATCTTTAACCGTGCGCTTGAATTGGTAGGTGCAGTCTCTGATGTCTTTGCGAGCAGGGTTGTTGATGTAGCGATTAGCGATGTAGATAGCAAATCGCTTGTTATCTACATTCTCGCCATCAAAGCCGCCAATACCAACGACATTGCTAAAGTTGATACTAGACTTACCACCGCTAGTCGCAACACTAGCTACACGACCGTAGAAGATTGGCATGCTAGGGTTAGAGTCATCGTTAACCACCTGCACCCACTCACCCACGACTACCTTGAGCTTGGAGATGTCCGCCTCACAATCTAATTTAGCTAGAGCGCCTGACGCTGCCTTCTTGTAATCCGCTGTGGCAGGCGTTCTTACGCCGATAACCTCTAGCCTGCCACCTTTGTCAGTGGCAGCAGTTAGGTTTTCAACAGACACCTTTGTGGCAGTTGTAGCAGTAACAATCTTACGACCATTGTTTGCCGCATTCTGAAAACCAGACGCATAGATCAATAACTCTGCGCCAGTAGGCACACTCCAGTCATCGCCGCCAGTATTGGTAGTGGTGTAGCCATCAGAGACAACAGCCGTAACTGTTTCGGGGTTAGTGATGGTCTCTTTGCGAGCAGTAGACCCTCTCTCCTGGTATTTGGCTCGTAACATACCAGGCACAAAATCTTGAAGATTGGAATGCTTGACGTTAGCGCTAAACTCGGCGGTAGCAGCAACCTGCGTAGGTGAGCCTTTAGTGGTCTGCCCACTACTCTCAAGCTCATCAGGCTCTACGGTTGTGAGCTGCCCGCCTGTAGTGCCATAGGAGATGGGCACAAATAATTTCCATTTGGGACTAGTTACCTCACCAATCTTTGACTCTATCTCGTAGTGCAGAGTGGTGGTCTGACTATCAACGAGAGCATCCTCTACGTCAGTCGCACCAAGGCTTTCAGCCGCAAACACTGGTGCGTTTTCAGGTAGAAGTTCGCCGCTCTCTTGCTTATCTTTTGCCATGTCTCTATCTCCTAATTTGGTAGTTGAATCGTACACGCAGCGTTGTGGTGTAATGCACAAAACCACGCTGGTTATAGCCTTGCTGGTCTATTGGTGCACCGCCTTCGCTTGAATCAAACGCGATAGGTAAGCACCTATGCTCTTTGCCGTCGGTGTCCTTTGGAGTGGACTTCCAGTTGAACTTGCGACACTGTGCCAACAAGTTACTAGCAAATATCAGTGGTCGCACGGGTGTCAGCTCGTCAGTAGGTGCGATGTCGATACGCACTGATGTCTCAAGCACCGTGTCATACAAGGCGTTGATGCCGATATTGATTTGTGATGCTGACAACATTTGTTGCGTAATGACGAGTAGTGGTCGCTTATTTTTCTTGAGGTTTGTAATAACCATGCCATCCAGTTCAGTTGGTTCTTGATAGAAGATGCTGGCAATAGGTGTGTATGGTGTTGGCTCTTGTTTGCCATTTTTCATTACAGGTCGCTGCAACCCATCCTCGCTGTAAGCCTTGACTATCAAGGCTTCCGTTGTGATGGGTTGTTTTGCCCCCTTACACAGAAACATGGTGATGTTGTTCATCACGTCCCAGTCGGTAAACTTCATACTTGCGACACCAACCCTAGTTTGTAGTAACCAACCTGATCGTCGTTACCGAGGAATTGTGTGGCAACCGACTCAACCAGATACTCGTTGCCTGATGAGGACTTAATGCAATCGCCATCACTCGGGTCAAGCCCATCTCGGCATGCCACGATGAGCATAGTGTTAGCGACGTTGCGCACATAGTCAGCACTAGTTGCACTTGTAGTCTTGCTGACCAACACACCCTTGAGGTCTTTGATCGGCTCGCCATTCACAGGTGTGTAAGTAAAGTTGTCTCCACACCCATCAGCAACAAGCGCACATATCACATCCTTGATCTCTTCTTTTAATTCAGACTTGTTCATCTGCTCACCGTCATGGCAGTGTTGCGTAGCAAGGGTTTCAGGAGGTCTCTTACAGAGAAGCTCATTACTTGCGAGCGATTGCCACTGCCTGTAACTAACCACTCATGTTCAATATCACCGATCTTGCGCTTAACTAGTGTGCGCCCTTCGGTCATGTTTTCTTCTTCATACCAGTTCCCAAACGGGTCTTGCTTGTTAGCTAGCCTAATTATCACATGGGCTGTAGCGAGACAGATAAGGTGTGGCACTTCGTCTTCGCCGATGCGAGTAGAGTTCATTTGTGAGATACTGCCTTGCGTAGCTGATCCTTGATTCAGGAACGCGTATTGACGAGGCCAGGCAAGGGGTTGCGAGGAGCTTAACCGCACGCCAGTGAAACGAGGCTCAAAAGAGTCTACTAACGTTGATGCTCGGATTGACCAACGATATACTTGCATCCTAGCATCGGCATCAGTGATCACCCATCTCAAATAGTAATCTTTGTCGGCAGGGTCAGTAGCACCAGGCCTCACGTAGTTGTCTGGCAGTTGTGTGTCTAGAGCGTGATCAATGATAAACTGGAGAGCAGGGATGAGCTGCCCCCCAGTGTTTTCAGAAAAGTATGATGTTGACGACCTTGCCACACTATTTAACTAGTCCAATAATTCTGCATGACAACAATACCGCTGTCCTCCACGTTGGTTGCCTTACGCTCCCAGTTGGTAGATGTCGCTAACGCTGTAGCGCCAGGAGATGCAGCAGTGCTGCCCTTCCAGCTGTAGCCTTTAAGCTTAATACCGAAGGTAGTTTCAGAGCAGTAGGTGCTCGCAACTGGTCGCACATTTAAGTTGATGTCAGACCACGCTCTGTAATCGCCTTGTGTCAAGAGATACGCCGCGTTGTCAGTAAGACCAATCGTGTAATACGTAGAAGTGTTCGCGCTCTTAATAGTTTCAGATTTAACCAGCTGTGGCGATTTGGTAACGATGATGCGCATCCCAGTCAGAGTCTGCAGCACTCGCACACCAGGGATTGGAGCTTGGTCTACGTTGAATGCATCTTTAAATTCGCTCAGGCGACCACGAGCATAGCGGTTGAATGCCGTGGGGTGCATGATGAGAGTGTTAATTGCTTGCTGTTGGTCAAACAAGAGACCGCACAACCGCACTAGATTTTCTTCGGTCGGATATTGTCCGCCAGTGCCAGCTGTTTTGTTACCCACCAAATCAAGTAGTGTTTTATTGCCGCTAATAGTGCCACACGCAACAGCAGCCCCTATCAACGCATTTATGTGGTGTTGTGTTAAACGATCCGCCATCTGCCCAGCTACCCTGCTACCCTCAATTCCAGCTTGTTGCTGTGTCCAGGAGAAGGCGATTGGATTGTGCTTGTAGAGACCACTATGCCAATAAGTCTTGATCGCTTTGTAGCTATCTTGCGTGATGTCTTTAGCAGCAATGCTTTGTTCAGTGCGCACGTCGTAAAGCCCAGCACCAGCGGTGTTAACGCCTGTGCCTGATCCAGTGCCTGAACCATCAGTTACGACAAAATCGTAGTAACCAGTCTCAAGCGTAGTACCAGAGAACGGCATGTTCTCCACGTTGATAGCCTGACTCGCTTGGTTGAGTACGTTCAGATTCTGGTTGATCATGTCGATCGAGTCGCCATACATGAACGCATCAAAGATTTTAAAATTGCCTGCTTTGAGTGAGGCTGCCATAGTTCCCTCCTTATCCTACGCCTAATTCGGCGGCGCGTTTATTGTAATAGTCAGCTCGATCACTACTAGACATCATATCAGATACACGCTTAAGGCGAGTACCTTTGTGTATCTTTTCTGTATTTTCTGGTTTTGTTTTAGGTGGCTCATACTTGCTACCAGTGGCTTCGCTTTGAATCACAAAGTCCGCAAACTCTTTGTTACCACGGAACTCATCGACGAGCTTATCCCAGGTCATGACCACCCGATTGCCCTCATCATCAACGACAAAAGTTTCAGGCTTGCCGTCTTTGATCTCGCAACCGATGCGCGGCAATATCTCATGGCGCATAATTCTGTGTGTGGATATGCGTGGTAACAGTTCAGAGAGTTTAGCTTCTTTGGCGTATTGCATGCGCTCTTCGGCGAGTGCTTGTGCTTGCGCTTCCGATGCCTTTTCTAGCTCTGCTACTTTTGCCTTGAGAGCGACAGTTTCAGATGTAGCTGCTGTCTCTTCTGTAGGAGGCTGTGCTTTGGCAGCCTTGCTATTAGCGCTTTTCAGCTGTTTGGTTAGAGCATCGTTGTCAGCAAGTAGACGATTAGCTAACTCCGTAAGTTTAGTTACTTCGTCGTTGCCTTTAGCAGCCTCTTTAGGCTCTTCCGTAGGTGTAACTTCAGGAGTGGGTGTTTGTTCAGTGTCCACAAAGTCTCCAATGTTGGTTATGCTATTTACAGTATAGCTAATTAACGTGTTGATGCAATGCCGAGAGATGGTAACCGCAAGAAGAGGGTAAACAAAATTCCCCCTACCCCGCCAAAGCTAGATACCAAGAGGGTTGCAGAGCGCTTACTAATTGACACTCTAGCAGCACTTGATTCAATTCGAGGCTTAAAGCTCACACGTAGCGATGCGCAACGCGGCCTACTGCCTTCATTTGGTACCTTAACACGCACCGCTTTAGAATTAGTAAAGCACATAGAGGAACGTGAGATCAGGGATGGCGTGAACACTAGAGATACCAAGCCTCCTGCGGTGATAACAGTTCTAGACGAGGAGACATGGCAGAAGAAAGCCAAAGATGAACACATTCCCAAAACAACAGCTAGCGATTAGCACGCCCGCTAAACACACCTTGTATTGTGGCAGTCGTAAAGCAGGTAAGACGTATGCGCAATTGATGTGTTATATGCGTATGGCTGTAGAGCACTGGCATCAGCCTATTCGTGGCATTGTGCTTGATCGCTTGTATCCTAACCTTGACGACATTATTGCTAAATCAAAGCTTATTATCCCTATCTATGATCCGCATGCTAAATACATCAAGAATCAATGGACGCTGTCAAATGGCTCGGTTTTATTGTTTAGGCATGCGCCTGATCTCGACACGATAGAAAAGTATTTAGGTCATAGTTACCAATTCATTGGTTTTAATGAGCTGACGAAGTGGAAGGATGAGGAGCTGTATGACCGCATGTGTGCGACCTTAGAGTCTCTGCAAGGCTTACAGGCCAGGGCTTTCAGCACTACTAACCCATTTGGTCGTGGCAAGAAGTGGATTAAGAAACGTTTCATCGGTGTGCCGTATGGCGAATTACAAACACGTGATAGCGGCACACATGTAGCAATCTTTGGCAGTTTCACAGAGAACAAAATGCTGCCTAAAGAGGCAATAGCCGACGTTTTGGCATCCTGCAAGAACAATCCTGAACTTGCTAAAGCGTGGATAGATGGATCATGGGATAACGTTGTCGGTGGTGCGTTTGACTTCTTGTGGGACAGGAAGAAACACGTGATACCGCAATTCAAGATCCCCGTGGATTGGCGCATTGACCGCAGCATGGATTGGGGTAGTTCAGCACCATGTTCTATTCTGTGGTGTTGTGAGGTGCGGAGTGAAGAACGTGTGTTGGCAGATAGAGAAATTAAGCTTGGCACAATTATCGTTTTTCATGAGTGGTATGTGTCTGACGGTCGTGGCAAGGGTTTGCGTTACTCGCCTCGGCAAATTGCTGAGGGTATTTTAAGTCGTGAGCATTCGTTGCGCAACCGTGGGATAATTCATCGAGATGCGAAAATCTATCGTGGCGCTGCTGACAGTCAGATATTTGGCTCACCTAGAGCAGACATTGAGACGATTGGCATGACCTTCCAGAAAGCAGGTGTGACATGGCTTCCAGCGGATAAGAGTCCAGGTAGTAGGATGATAGGCAAACAGCTAATTCGTGATAGACTAGCTGATCAGACGTTATTGTTTGTCGATACCTGTAAGGGCATCATTGAGCGTTTGCCAGCGTTGGAAAACGATGAGGTGAATGTGGAGGATATTGCTGATGGCCAGGAAGACCATGACTATGATGCGTTAAGATATAGAATATATCGTCGTCGAATTAGTAAGGCTGTACCAGGAGGGATGTTTTAAATGGCAGTAAATACGCTACACCCAGCGCTCAAGCAGATCATGCCTGTCTATGATCAGATTGAGGATTGTTTGGCAGGTGAGATTCAGGTCAAGAAACAAGGTGAGAAGTACCTTCCGCATCCGAGTGGTGGCAGTGGGGGTAGCATGCTCAACAGCATTGTGAATATCAAAGAGCGACCAGCGGTGAATGTCGGTCAGCTGTTGAACAATGCTGGTGATAGTCGTTACGACGACTACAAAGCAAGGGCGCAGTTTGTGGATTACACTAATCGCCAGCTAGAAACGTTGGTGGGCTTGGCTTTCAGCAAGGATGTGATCAAAGAGTTGCCAGCGATGATGGACATGTTTGTCGAGAACGTGAATGGCAATGGGCTTGGCTTGGTGCAGTTAGCGAAACAGATGTTTGCTTACGTGTTGGCATATGGTCGAGCAGGACTGTTGGTGGAGTATCCAATGATGGATAAGCCGACGACTGTCGGAGACAGCGATAGCGGACGGGTGTTACCGACGATACGGTTAGTTAAGCCTAAAGAGTTGATTAACTGGTTTGGCACACCGACAATCGACACAGTGGTGGTGTCAGAGATGTTTGAACAGGTAGAAGACTTTGAGGTTAGCTACGTCAATAAGTTCAAAAGCTTTCATCTGGTGGATGGGGTCGCACACTTCCAAGTGCATTGCCCAGATAAGGATGAGGGTTTTGTGGTTGAGGCTGCGGGCACGCTAACTAACGCTAGTAGCAAGCCTTTGAGCAGGTTGCCGTTGTTTACGGCAGGCAGCGAGAACAATGACTGGGTGATTGATCGACCGCCTTTCCTGGGTATCAGTAGCGTTAACTTGTCGCAGTATCGGAGTAGTGCCGACACTGAAGAGGGTGCGTTCTTTGCTGGTAACGCTACGTATATTATCAGCAACGCTAACCTGCAAGATTTGGAAGAGGCGTTCCCTGATGGGATTCGGGTAGGCTCAAAGTATGTGCTGACCTTACCTGCGCCAGCAGCAGCAAGCGTTTTGCAAGGTGCACCGAATGCCGCAGCACAGGCATTGATGGGCATCAAAGATGAACAGATGCGAGCACTTGGTGCGGTAAGAGCTGATCAGATGACAGTGGCAAAAACTGCAACAGAGGCGTTGCTAACGGAGACTATTAGAAACGGCTCGTTGAACAATGTCGCTAATAACGTTTCTAATGCGATGACCGAGGCGCTGAAGTTAGCGTTAGAATACATGACTCCTGATTTAGCACTGCAAGATGATATTCGTTTTGAGATCGATGTGTCAGCAGGACTGGTCGGGCTAGACCCCGCTGCTATCAACGCTTTGGTGCAGTTAGGTAGTAGCAGTTACCTTGTTACAAAGGAGATCAGAGATGTGCTGAAGAAGCTTGGCATTGCGCAGGAAGAGTATGACGATCAGCTGATGCCGATGACGCAATTTGGTATGGATGCACCACCACCTTCTCAAGAGGAACAAGAAGAGGATGAGGAAGAAGAAACCTCTGAAGAGCCTATGCCACAAGGTGAACAAGAGGTGAGCGAAGATGATCAGCAAGACCAAAGCTAAGGGGCTGTATTACACCTATGAGCTGACGTTCAATGAGATTGCAGCGAAGGTGTCTTATGAGACCTCAAGTTCAATTGTGAAGCGTATCCGTCCACACCTAGAGGCCGTCTATCGTGCTCGGCAGACAGGCGATGTAGCGATGGCATCGAGGGCTATCAATAAGATCATGGGTATAGTGCAGAGTGCTAACGGTAGGTTCAGTGCTAACACGCTGCGAGGCTTGTCGGACTTATCCTTGTTTGCTAATCGCTCAAGGTTGAAACTGAATTTGAGCGATGAGCAGAAAGAGATAATCAAAGACAGGGGTAGGAGACGTGAGCGTGCGACAGAACAGGTAAGGCGTGCACGCCAGACACCAATGCTGGAGGCTGTTTCAGCACGAACACCGACACAAGTAAATGCACAACTTAAGCGTAGTTTGCGGGTAGGCGTTGAGAACATGTATCGGCAGAGCGATGATGGCCTAGCTCGGCATCAGTTAGAGTCAGCGTTACGGCTGTATCAAGCAAGGCAGACGACGGTGCATAACACGCAAGCGGTGCATGTGGTGCAGCAAGCTCAACAGGAGGCAGGGCAGGAGATTGCTGACCAGTATATGTACCTAACTGAAGGCGACGATCGAGTAGATGATATCTGTAGACCACATCATGGCAAAATCTATGACTACAACTCTCGTGGCCCCGTGCCACCGTTACACTACAATTGTCGATGTTGGATAGAGCCTGCAAACAAAGACACCAAACCTGTGTTGGATGAAATCAAGAAAGGCAATGAGTTTGATAAGTGGTTTGCGCAAAATAGAGAGAGGATCGCTAAAGAAGCGATAGGCTCTAACCCTTTTAAGCATCTTAAGCCCGGCCGTAAGTTAAGTAAGGCAAGCCTCAAGCGCGGTGCGAGAGTATTTAAGAACAATAAAGCTCGCACGGAAGGACTGCTGCGAGCAGTGAAAGACCGTGGGCGGTGGGCATCAAATAAAAGTTTCATTAATACTAAAGGCATCCTTAACGACAAGCAGGCAAGACGCACGCTTGAACAACGCAGCATGTTGCTGACAGGTGAGAAGATCAAGATACCTCGCATTCGCAGGAAGACCCCACCTAGCAAGCCGTTGAGTAGAGCAGCAAGCGAGACGGTCTATAACTCACAATCAACTTAACCCCTGCAGCAACGCTTCTTTTTTCTTTGGCGGTGGCCTTCTACACAATCTTTTCTGACGACCAAAGGTATCTTTAATAGAACTGCTGCACGCAAGGCACTGGTCAATCGAGCAAAGATGTTTGATGTTGATATTAAGTTGCCAGGGCGCATTACCGCCAAAGCTCCGAGAGCTAAACAATTGAGCCGTGGCGCAGCTGAACGGACTTACTAGTCTATGTGGGTGATGGTGCTAATAAGGATGCCTTCTTCTGCTAATTCTATGGGCAAGTAAGCGATGCAGACTGTGGTGTATTCTCCATGCATAAGGCTGGTGGTAGTAGTTTTGCGGTTAAGGTGGTTTCTTTGCAGCAACGCTTCTTTGTTTTGTTTGGCGTGGTCTTGTAGTTTCTTTGCGTCGAGTAGGTAGGTAGTTTTGTTTGCTACTTTGTAGTAGCAGTAATAGTCAGCTAGGCAAGGTTTAAACACCCATCCTGGTTTATTTTCTTCTTCGTTCGCGATGACCTCAATCAGTATATTGCCGAAGTCATGTGAGCTAGTGATACACTTGAATTCAAACTTAACCATCACGCCATTTTCTCTGACGAGCAGAAAGTCAAGTTGGCGTTCATTGAGTTTAGGGTAATGTTGATAGTCGGTATAGATGATATCGAGCATATCTGGCCAGATTGTTTTCAACGTAGCGGTAACTTCTGACGAGCGCATGAGCTTATCGCTCTCCTTGTTTTTATGGTTGAAATCATGCATGTGCTTCGTTCCCCCATACATCCCAGCCCTTACGGGGCTGTCGAGAGAAAAGCTCTATCTTTGCTTGCGTTGGGTAGGCCTGTTCGATCCACTCTGCTACCTCAACTGGTTTGCGACTGTGCAAAGACCGCGACGCTTGGAACACGCTGCTCACCCTATCCTCTTTCTTGGGCGGTGGCATGCCGCCTTTTTTGCCAACGAGTAAGAACTCATGTTGTCCTCTAAACCAGTACCCCATGCCCACCTTTTGCTTGTTCCACACGGCGCTGGAGACATATGCAAAACCCCAGGCGTTAAGGACTTCTAACGCCTGGGGTAATAGTCCTGATGTAGCCCAGAGAAATAGGGCACAGTCGTTGTTACACAGCCCCTGCACATCAACAGCCATGATCTCTGTGAGAGGCATAGTCGGATAATGGTTTTCTACCTGTCGCGTTGTTTCGGCTGGTGTGTATTGCCATGGTGGATCGGCATAGATAACAGAATACTTCTGTTCTCCAGTAGGAAGCTTAGTGTTGTTGGCGGACAGGATTTCATCCCTCTCCGCCCTGTTTGTGTCGCGTTGAATTTGTTGAGTTTCTTTTTTAATTTCGGTGTTGCTTGGCACTTCTTCTCCAGTCGCCAAGGCCTTGTGCATCACGGCTTCTAGTGCGTTTAATTTTGTTTCGTCTGTGCCGTAAACCTTGCGAGTATCTCGGATACTCTGCCCAAAAAAGTCGGGGTACGCTTCCCGACTTTTTTCTTCCTCTTTCTTTGGTCTACCAGTCACATTTGGCGGGTTAGCTTTAATGATCGCAATATTCGCTAAGTGCATCAGTGCAGTTGCTTTATTCTGCACCTCTTTGTGCCTGAGTATCGCTGCTGCTGCTGCTAATGCTTTTGCATTGTCTCTTAGCTTCACCCGCTCAAAGTCTGTGCTTGCTAAACCAAGCGCTTTGCTTGCTGCTTGCAACTGCAATGTTATATTGTCAATTGACTGTAACTTGTCCATTTGCCCCCCACAGACTCTAGCTACTAGATAAGTTGAAGGCTTTGTATATCAACTGTTTCAGAGTGTCAACGTTGGGGGTTCTAACTTTAAGACGCACTACTACTTACAATACCCTAACGCAGTTACAGGATAAGTAAGTAAGTAAGTAAGTATTAACTAACTGAAGGGCTGACTGACTTACAGCAAGCAAGTAAGTAAGTAAGTAAGTAAGTAAGTAAGTATTAACTAACTGAAGAAAGGACTTACTGACTGACTGACTGAATGTAAGTAAGTAAGTAAGTAAGTCAGTGTGTACGTATTAGTAAATGTACTATGTGTGTAACATCCCAAGCTTGACTTAT